ATGTCGAGCGGTGGTGTGGCCCATTCGGGAGCGGGTTTAGGTTTAGCCATTTTCTGTCTCCCTCTCCAACAGTTCGAACAGATGGGTCAGGTCTTCCAGCTGTTGCTTTAGCGCCCGTCGGTGTCGTCGCTGAGCGTCTTGGGTCATAGCTCGGAGCTTGAATCTAATCGTCTTTTGTACTTGCTGTAAATCATTCATCTGCTTTTTCCTCTACGACGGAGATACTGCCGCCAGTCATCAACTTGTTGTATTTAAGTTCGTAGCAGCGTGTCTGGCCGCTGGGGACGGTCGAGCCTTGACCCAAGTGCAGACGCAGGCTGTGCGCACCGTCGGCTTGGAACACTAGGTAGCCTGCACGATCCAACTCAGAACGCATGGCTTTAGGGGCTACGCCGTTTTCCTGACACCAGTCGCCTATCGCGCTTCGGGATATAAAGGCCCGTTCGTCCTCGGTGCACACACGCCCGATAGCGGGGCCGCGCAGCATAACAGCGGGGTCTTCTTTGCGGGTGTTGCCGTGTCCTAGGCGTTTGGTGACGATGAGTCGTCCTTGCAACGTTCCGATAAACGCGGCCAGATGTTCGCTGATGTCGGCGTTGGTTTCTTTACGGCCTTCGCGCAACGTCTGCACATGATCTTCAGACCACTTCTTCATGGACTTCACATCGAACGATATAAGACCGATCTTCTGGGCTATCTTGCCTGCGACCCAAGCCGTGACGATGGTGTCGCGGTAGAACCGTTCTTTGTTGTCTTCGTTGCTCTGCGGGTTGAACTTGGCCCGAGCAGCCGTGATCTGCCGACGTACCCATTCTGTGTTCTTGATAATGAACCGGATGAAAGGCAGGCACGCTTCACCATAGACGTGGTCCATGTGGTGTTCGATGAATTGCTGCGTGATGTCGGGGAACGTACGCTTGGTAAAGTCTTCGGGTAACTGGACCTCAAAGAAGCGCAGCTGCGTGGCTTCGACACGATAACCCACTGGCAGTTTAGATATGCTCTCAATGATGCTGTCGTTGCTGGTGATGAAGCTGTTCTTGAACCACTGACCGCCGACCGTAGTAAACTTGCCGTTGGTACCGAGCCGTTCCTTGTCCCTGCCGTTGGCCAGCGCGTAGCCGGTGCGCGTCAACTCGTCGGGCGTCCTACCTGAGAACTCGTCGAGCAGCATAGGAAGCGAACCCATAATCGCCACACGCTTGATCGTAGCGTTAAGCGTAGACCCGTCCGTGCCTGTCTGCCGGTCCATGAGTTTCGGGTTGCCGTAAAAGCCACACGCGATCTTACAGGCTGTCGACTTACCCGTGCCACCTTGACCCGTGAACGCAAGCGGAAGGCCATGCCAGTTCGACGAACCCATCAACTCGACAAGGATTGAACCCATAGAATGACACAGTGCAAACTGAAACGGCTCGGCTTTCGGACGATTGTACAGCTTGTCGATGTTAGAGACCCACTCATCAAGTGTGCCAGAACGACCAAAGTCTACTTGGATGTCGGCAGGTACACTGTCCTCGCACAGCACCGCAGTATCACCGTTCTCGGTAATCATTTTGGTGCCCATTACAAAGCCGGTGCGGTCAGGGAGCCAACCGAATTGTTTGTATGTCTTGGTCTCAATGCGCCACTTCTGTAGCTCTTCGATTATAGTAACTGCAAACTCTGCCATGTCGGCCCTCGCGTTTCTTATAGGGGGGAGAAATACTTCGTGGCTTGCCAGCGTCTTTGCCATCAAGTCAGTGGATGCCAGTTCGTTCATGGGCATGAAAAACTCACGCCAGCTGCCGTTCTTCTCAAGCGCCTTCCAGTGCACCACCCACGTACCTTCGCTGTCTTGGATACGATTAAGGGGGTAGATGAACGTACGGCAGAACGGTCGCCATGTAGGGGCACCGCCGTCTGGGTCAGGGATTTCTCGGCTCAGCGCAACGCCGTTCCACCGAAAGCCTTTGGGCCAGTGGTGAATGGTTTCACCGGCTACAACTAGCGTCTTTGCGTTCGTCGTTGTATTCGGTGCCGCGTCGTCGTCGTCATCACTTGGCTCTTCGACGGGTGGTGCAATCTCGGGGGGCGCAAAACCTTTACCCCTCGCACCGTCAATCATTACTTGAACTTCGTGCTGCGTTTCATCTTCTGAGTAACCGTCAAGCGTATGCTGAGCTGCCAGCGCATGAATTTCTTTGTCCGTGTTACCTTTGGCTACCCAGCTGGCGATCAGCTTGAGCATGTTGTCGTGCCAGTCGACGCCGTTCATAGCCGCCTCAGACGTAGCCGAACGATCCAGCGCTGGATTGCCTCCGAAGAAACCAGACCCCTCGTCGGCAGTAGGCTTAGGCAGTTTCACGTCGTTGTCGTTAATGAATGCCAGGAGCGAATTGCGAACAACGTCGACACTGTAGGTCTTACCCTGCTTGAGCAAGGTGACGGGCAGGTGGGTGGCGTAGTCTTTCTTCTTGTTGGTGCACCCGACTGGGCGCAGCACACGTGCGCTGTCTTTGTCGACTGAGCGGTCAGACTTGAGTTCTAAATGCGTTGTTACCCGACGCTTGAGGTCGGCGAGTTCGTTCCACTCGTCCTCGCTTATGTTCTCGTCGAAGTGAATGTACATGTGGTAGCCGCCGCCGCTGTCTACGACCGACGGGGTGAGGCGCAGCGCCTTGGCCAACTGAACGACGCCAGCTAGTGCTTCGGCTTTAGTATCATACGCGGTTGCTTTGTTCGGGTCTGCGTCGAAGTCATCGTATAGTGCGCGACAGGCAGCGACGTTGCCCTGAGTTCTTATTTGTGGTTTGCCCTTATCGTTGCTGTACCAGTCTTTAAACGTGTGCACCGCCATGTAGACTTGCGCGTCTGTAGTATCGAATTGTTTTGCGGCTGCTGCCGCTTCTTCTATCGTGTCATAATCTCGGTTCTTGAACCAACCCTCGGGCTGCAACAAGCCTAGGACCACTTTCCCAGACGTGGGTAGTAGCCACTTGAAAAACTCCAGTGTCTCCATAGTTTTGCCCATATATGTTTACGTGTTAACAGGTGGGCGGCGAAGCCAACTCTAAAAAACCCCGCCGCCCTTCGACTTACTGACTGGAGCGGATCAGTCGTCGAACTCTAGGTTATCCAACGCCTCGTCGATGTCGTTGGTCTCAACCTTTTTCGGTTCTGCCTTGGCCTCGGGCTGAGGCTTTGGCTTAGGTGCGTCAGGAACTACTGCAAGCGCAGGGGCTGCACCGCCATCGTCATCATCAAAACCATCATCGTTTGCTGGCTTGTCGACTTTATCAAAACTTGTGGCAAAGCCATCTTCCGATTTGAACCCGCCGTCGACCTTGTCGAATGATGAGGCCATTGCAGTCTCTTCCCGCGGCTTCATCGGCTCCAACTTGACGACTTGCAACTCCCTCAAGCGCAAGGTTACGCCGTGGTGAGTGCCGGTAGAGTAAGCGTAGAACTGCAACCCGACGTTAATTTCGGAGCCTGATGTGAGCATAAAATCACGGGGCAGCAGGGTGTTTTGGGAATCGTACTGCGCAGGGGGAGTTACCAATTGAGTAACCCCGTCTTTGTTGTACGAACCTTTAAGATTGGTGGACGCAACGTAGAACCCGTCCATGTCAACTTCAAAGACGCCTTTGATTTCGTGGCCTTCGATTACTTTGTCCACCGACGGGGGGAAGGCTTTCCAGCCTTCTTGCTTGCGCTCGTTGTAGAACTTTTTCATTTTCTTATACAGCGTCACCGCCTGCTCTTTCGTCATACGAATGTTTAGCTCGTACTTGGCCCCGTCGTCTGCGGGGTTGCAGGGCACAGACATACCTCTTTCGCCTGCCGCTTGATCGTATTTGTACGTCTGGTTGAGACGTGGGTACTGAGCGATAACGCCCATAACTAATTCTGCGTCTTTATATCTAGCCATAATATTTCTCCATAGGCTTAGTGTGTGTAACCGTCCGTTACAGCAAACATTGATGTCGTCTTGGACGATCGGGTTAAGGTGTCTAGTTCGTCACCGTCTAAGAAACGTATGACCCTAAACACTAGCGAGGATCGACGTTCGTCATGTGCCACGTCTATCTTTGTGACCACACGATCTAACGCTTCGCCTCGGCTAGTTATTTGCTTCTCGTAGTCGCGGAACGATTTGAGAGAAGCCGATGAAACACGCAACGACATGGCATATTCTGGGCTGTCTAACTGCCGTAAAGTTAGCTGGTTAAACTCACCGCAGCTTTTGCCGCGCTTGCCGTTGGGTGTAATTTCTGAACCCCACTGGTTGTTAAAACAGATGGCGCATTTCTTTGCCTGAGGTTCCGTGCTTTCAGTGGAAGGGGCCACGCCGTCGTCGGAGTGACATAGCCGCTTACCGTCGTTGTAGTAGTTGCGTACGTTGCGCAGGGCAGACATGATTACTGCCTCCACTGGCAACTCTTCTAGGGTGAGCATTACTTGCGCCGAACGTTTACGACTTGCGCTTCGTTCCAGCTGACGCCCGGGGGTAGGTCGTCGTGCTCTTCTCTGAACTCTTTGATAGCGGTCTTGTTGACCCGCCGTTCTATTAGCTCCCACGCGTTATTTTCTTTGACGTGGTCGAGGATTGCGTCCCAGTCAGATACGACAGCCGACACACGTGTTGACCTGTAAGCAGTACCAAACTCGCGGGATGATACATTGTCTATGCCACGCTCGTTGAACCGACGCAGGAACTCTGTTTCGATCTTGTTCTGTTTGTATTTGTCGTCAGCATCGTCGGCGTCGTAGTCTGCTTTGCGCTTGGACCGCTTGTCGCGCAGCCCGATAAAGATTTTAAGCAGGTTCGCGTCGTCCAATTCTGATATTTTTGCCATCTTCGCTCTCCTTTTTGGCGGCTAACCAGTTATCAATTCCTTCTTCGTCCCATCGTAAAACTTTCTTTGAGAGCCTTATCGGTTGGGGGAAGCCTTCGTCCCGTCTTCGCAGGTAGTAAAGACCCGCTTTATTCATATTAAGTTTCAGCAAAACTTCGTCGTGGTTAAGTAGAGCCATCAGGTGTACGCCTTATATCTGTCAACATGTAAACACATTACAGCGCAGGTTAAAGCAGGTCAAGGCAGGTTAAGAAAGTAAAGACTGTTGGTTAGCTTTTACTTCGTCTAACAATGCGCCCTGCATCTTCTGCTTCTTGCGTAGCCGTGCATAGATGCGTGACTCTACGGGTGTACCTTCTAGCAGTATTATAAAGTTATTCATCTTTTGGCCGGGGCGGTTGATGCGCCCGTTTGCCTGTTCAAACACCTCGTTCGATGTGATGCAGCTGTACCACACGATTGTACTGGCGGCGGTCAACGTCAGACCGTGAGACATAGCAGCGGGTTGGGCCACCAGAACCTTGGGGTCTTTGGTTTTTTGAAACTCAGAGAATATTCTGTCGCGCTCTGATTTCTTAACGCTGCCGTGTATAACCTCGACAGAGAAATGGTTGCGTAGTTCGTCAGCCAACATCTTAACACTGGACACGTACGGTACGAACACGATCACCTTACCTTCGGCGGCTTGGATGATGTTGATAGTCTCGTCGATACGCGGTGTTGATGGAATGGTTACTTCACTGCCGTCGTCGGCGTACACTACGCCACAGGCTATCTGCACTAGCTTGCCCATTTTGACTGCTTCGTTGACCGCGGTGATCTCGCCGTTGTCGGCTGCGGTGCGCAGACGCGACAGCATTTCTTTGTACGCTTTGTTTTGTTCTTTGGTCAGCGGAACCGCTCTGGTCTCAAACATAATCGGCGGTAGGTCCAAGCACTCGTCACGGGTGAACCGCACAGCAGGCTGCATAATCTTACGAACTGTCTCGGTCGCGTCAGGCTTGGGTATCCATTTAAACTGCGTAATCTGTCGCATGACCGTGGCTTTGAACCGTCCGAAATACGGTGGCACTTGGTCGGGTACGAGCAGCTTACACTGCGCCCAAGCATCTGTCGGAGCGTTCGGTGTCGGTGTGCCAGACATACCCCAGCAAGCCCGTGGTTCTTTGTGTCGATTAACGACAGAGTTAATCATCTTCCATTTAGTGGTGCCAGCGTTACGGGCGCACTGCGCGATCTCGTCCACGATCACCAAGTCGATGTCGGTGCGGGTCTTGAGGTACGGTTCAAGTATGCCGACGCCGTCATGGTTTACAATGTAAACGTCGTAGTCTTCTTTGAGCATGGCGACGCGTTTTTTCTTGGGGCCATGCAGTACACCAAACGTCAGGTGTGGAAAGTGGTTGAACAACTCGTCGGCCCAGGTGCGTTCCAACGTCGACAACGGCGAAATCACCAGCGCTTTGTTTAGCAGCCCTATGCTGCGCAGGTAGTCGTACGCCCACAAGGACGCCAGTGACTTACCCGTACCGAGTTCACTCAGGTTAAACGCTCTGGGGTGCATCGACAAAAACGCAGCCGCTTCTTTCTGTGCTTGGAACGGTTTAAACCGCCCCGGCCAGTCGTAGTATGTGCGGATCGGAGCCGGTGCGTTGTAGCCTAGGTTGCGCAGAAGTCTGGTCTCGTTGATCCTGTGCGGCACGGCGACGAGAGGGACGCCCTTTACTGTGATAGACTTAGCGTTCGGGAGAACATTCAGAATCTTGTCGGGGTTCCTCGACTTGACTAGCAGTGCTTGTTTGTCTGGCCATACCAGCATGTTGTTCTTCCTCGTCTATCTGTCTGATGCGTTCATCGCAGATGTGTTTGATCTTCTGGTAGTCTAGGCGGCGTTCGCCTTTGTTGCGCAGAACGCGCTTAACGATGTCAGCGTCCCAAGGGTTAAGTTCGTACTCATACCAGATGTCCCATGGCTGGATGGTACGCTTGGAGTAGTCGGAGTGGCCGACGTTGTAGTTGCGGGGTGATTGATACGCCTTCATTTCCCGCTCAAGTATTTCTGTCATTTCACTCGGCATCATTCCAAGTATAGGGGCCATTTTCTCAATTAGGTCGGCGTTGGGGTGTAAACGACGTGTTTCCATATGAGAGACTGTGCCTTGCGTCACTCCTATTGCTTGCGCAAAGTCTTCTTGGCTAAGAAGATTGTTTAACCTCAAGGTTTTCAGAGGGTGTGTTTCATTCATGTCTTACCCTTCGTGTACATGCCGGGTTTTTTACCCCGCCATCCTTTGTTGGTTTTGGCACTGACGACGCGCCTGTTCGACTTGGCGTTGCTGCCACCTGCGTCCAGTGGGGTCTTGTGGTCGACGTGCTTGCCGTCACCCTTCTTTACTTTGCCTGCTGCCATAGCTTGACGACGGGCTTTGTTCTGTTCGACGCGCCTGTTCATAACGTCTTTACGGGCGTTATATTTCTTCTTCGTCGCTAATTCCTGCTTGGATGATT